TCGTAGAAGCCGTCGCCCAAGTGGATACCCAACTCGAAACCATCCGCAAACTCCGCGAACTCAACCGCGAAGTCGCCCTCAAAAACCAAAAACTCGCTGACCGCAAAGAAGCAGAAAAACTCGCAAAGGACGCCGAGAAACGCCACGCCGAAAAACTCAAACAAAAAGAACTCGAACGCCAAAAGTTCCTCTCAAAGAAACAGTAAATCTTTGAGACGAACTACTACTACGGGGCAGGGTAAGACCCCTTTTTTTTATCAAAAGAAAAGATTACCTACACTTGATTTTACCCCTCAACTTCTCCAACATCTCCCTCATATTCTTCGCTCCACCCTTCGCCGTCTTCAACTCCTTTTGAAGTCGTGTTGCTTGTATCTTCTCCGCATCATCGTCTAATTGCTGTCTCGTAGCAATCTCTCGGTCATACATATCATCCTCTTCCATCTCCTCCTCGGGTTCTTCTTCGTCGCTGATATAATCCTCCTCGGGCAAAAATGCTACACGCTTCGCACTTCCAAAAGTTCCTATCGGCATCTCCTCACCCTCCTCATACGGTAGTCCTGCTCCGTAAGGATTAGTCGGCATCGCCTGTAATGCTCTCATCATTCCCGACCAGTTTCCTCTGTCCTGAAAACCATCGTGTATCATCAAATCCATATACTCGTCATCCATTCCCGCCATATTTGCCGACACACCACCATACGCTCCATCGCCAACACGAGGGGGTTTCGGTGCTCCCATCGTCGGGTCATACGGTATATTCGCAACACCCGCTCGAACTGCCCTCTCCTCCGCACGACGAAACTTTCTCTGTGCTGTGTTGAGAGCGTCCTGACGGTCTCTATTTCTCGGTTGTGCCTGTAATGCTGCCTCTGCCGCCGCTACTGCTATTCGGTTTCCTTCCAACTCACGAATTAAGTTTGTATCCGCTCTACTTAATGCCGCCGCCCTTTGCTGGGGGTCTGGTTGCTGGGGTGCTACTGGCGGTTGTGCTGGTGCTCCTACTGCTGGAAATTGCTGTTGATATGCCGCCAAATCTTGTTGATATTGTGCCACATCCCTATTATAGTCGCGAAGTCTCGCAAGTTCTCGGCGATAAAACCTTTGCCTGTCGCCTTGATTATTAACTCCCTGTTGTGGGTTCGCGACTAACCACGCGTTCAACTGTGGATTGTTTGCTGCCACTAATAAGGGGAGAGGTATTACAAATTGAGGCATCACGGGTGCTTGTGGTGGCGGTGGTGCTTGTGGTGCTGGTTGAACTGGTTGTGGGATTGGTTGGGGTGCTGGTTGGGGTTGCCTTTGAACATTTGGTCCAACAATAGGGGCAATCGGTATTGCTGGTGCTCCTTGCTGTCCTGCTGGTTGAGGGGGTTGAGGAATATTTATCGGGGGTGAAAATGAAACTGGTCGCAGGTCATTATTACTGATATTATCATAACTCTCCAACACCGCTGGAAACTCTGGTATAGGCGTTCCCGCCGCGTGAGCGTTTAATATCTGCTCCAAACTCGGTTTTACACTATCAAACTTCTCCTGTATCGCCTGTTCTTCTCTCGAACTCAACTTTCCTGTCCGTCCATACAGACGAATATACGCCGTCGCACGATTATACGCCGAGAGATATTCACTTATACCTTGCGTCAATTTACCCGCCTCCGCTGGTATCGCCATCGCTGAAACCGCCTGTGATAATGATGATGCCATCTTATCCAAAAATCCCGCCAACTCAAACGCCGTCTTTCTGTCGAGTTCATCAGGTCTTAAAAACTGCTCCTTACTCTGTGCGACAAACGGAAAGTTCAGTAAAAATGCCTTCTCTCTTGCCCGTGCGTCCTCACCTAACGCCTCCGCAATCTGTCTGCTACGCATCGCCCTATCCGTATCCGTGCCTCTGTGTCGATTTGCCATTTTCAGTTGTTTATATTCGTTAATCTCCTTTTGTTTTTATTATTAATTTCACTTCATCATTTCTTATAGAGATTATTCGCCTTTATGTATTTCACCGCCTCCGCCAGTTTCATACCTTTCTCTTTCATCGTCTTACTCACAAACGCATTATACGCACTTGTCTTCCCGCCGTGTGCCCCCTTTCCACTATACTCACTCTTCATCTTACTCATCGCTCCACCAAAAACAGCGTGTAAATTGTTCGTCTGGGTTAGTGGATGTGCCCCTCCCGACATCGCCCCTCCCTGACTAACACCCTTCGTCACTCCGTTCAAAATAAGGTTATTTATCTTCTTTGCCGACCTTCCTGTCGTATTCTCCATCTGTGTTCCATCCCATATATTCTGTGATGCTACCTCATCCACCGCACCCGACTTCTTCTGTGCCTTCGACGAATAACCACGCTCCGCAACTATCGCTCCCATCGAATTATCTCCGCTCACCGCCAGTCCCTCACGCTCCTTCTTCGCCATCTTTCGAGAGATTTTCTTCTTACCACCCGACTTCAACGCCACGGGCATCCTATCGCCTTCCTCCGCACCATATTCTTTTTCGTATTCTTCTTTCATCTTTTTCAACCACTCATCGATGTCTTCTTTCATACCCATCCCAACCTTCTTATCACCTCTCCCAACAACAACAACATCATCCTCATCTCGCATCGCAGGAGTGGGAGGTCGAGGAGGAGCAGGAGCATCAGGAGTTTCAAAATACGCTTTCAACAACAACGCGACGGTCGCCCCAACCGCATATGTCGTAGGTAAAAACGGTATAAATATTTTGGCGTTGTCCTTCGCAAATCTCAATATAACTTGCGTTGCTTGATGGTTATACCCATCCTTCAAAGTTCTCGCCGCCGTCATCACCGCCGAAGGGGCAGCGACCGTCCCATTCACAATCGCCCTCGCCAACGCCGTCGCCGCAGGTATGAGAATATTGTCTAACCCCCTTCGACCCAGAGCAAGAATATCTTGATAAGTTATTCCGCCTTCCATCTCGCCCATTTTTGTCGGGGCGGACGATGCCCCCCTACTGTTTTTTGGCACGATTTTCTTCTTCCTTCCACCTATACCCGACCCTACTGGATTACTCGTCGGCATCGACCCATACGAAGTCGAACCTGTCGCCGCGTTTAATTGCTCCACCTCCAACTTCGGCGAAAAACCGAGAGAATTAGCAGGTATCGGGTCTGCTTGTGCGAACACACCCTCACCACAACCCTTCATTCCCCCCTTCGAACCACGCTTCGCACGAATACTCGCCATATATGCCTTTGCCTCGGGAGAACCCTTCACCAAACGAGCACGACCACCCGAACGACCCGACGGAGCACCATACATACCACCAGACATTCCTGATGGAGCACCATACATACCACCAGATACTCCACTTTGACCATAACCCAACAACTCCAACACTCCACCCGCCGCCTCACCATACGGGTTTCCACTATCAATCAACGCCTCCTTCAAAGGCGTTCCAACCACATCCAGAACTGGTTTTATATAGTCCTCCCAAACACCCTTCACAGCATCATACGCCTCACTAATCGCCTCCGTAAAATCACCCCAGTCATTATACCACGCTCCACCATAAAAACCAGCACCACTCTTACTCAATAGGTCTTGAACAAACTCCAACTCTTCTTTCGTAAAATCACGCCCACCTGACGCTAACAGTTCAGGGTCTTTCGTCATCCTACCCACCTTCTTACTGTCTTTCATACGGTTTCGCCCACTCTTAAAATCATCGAAGTTCTCATACCACGCCGCCTCCACCTGCGGTTTTCCACTACCATCCATATTACCCACCTGAACTTTCGTTTCCAAAGGAAACTTCGGTTTTCCAGACCCACGAGCAGACATCGCCTTATCTATCACACCAGCATAGGGCACTTCTCGAAAAGGCATCGTGACACCCACATCAGTCGCCGACGCACCTCCATACCCAGCACCACCATACCCAGCACCACCATACCCAGCACCACCATATCCCGCCCCTCCGTGCGTTATCGTCAGTTTTCCATTACCCCGAATATTCTCGGCAATAATATTTTCCCGTCCCGATACGGCATCACCCAACATTCCAATAGGGGTATAACGAAACGCCCTACCCAAATCATCGAGAAAACCACCTCCAAACGCCGCTATACCCCCCTCCATACGATACTCCTTTTCCGCCTGTGAAAGTGCTCGGGGATGGTTCGCCGCACCCCTCATAACATCGTTGTATTGAGTATCAATTCCGCTGTCGCTTCCATACCCCCTACCTACAAAATTGGCGGGAGCGTGTCTCGCCGCCCTTTCCATTATCGCATCATTAATCGAAGCAATCCGTCGGTTATATGCCGTATCCATTTTCCGTTTATAAATTAGTATAACAATTGTTTTTATGTCTTATACTAATTTTATCGCTATTTTGTAATTATCTCTCGGCGTTAGCATCGTGAAGCAAGTTTCATACGACCACCGATGCCATCCTGACCTTTACCGAGTGCCCCCTTTGCCGCGGAAACTGCGTCCAGAATTGCCTCCTGTGCCTTCGGGGCGACATCAGCAACCGAAGTGACGGCGGAACTCTCAACACCACCAACCAAACGCAAATGACGCTCACTCACGGGTTTCATTTCACTCGCGGCGAGAACATCACTCTTCGTGAGGATACCCGTGTAAGTAGAACTGACACCCTGCGATGTGATAAACAGACCACTATTCACGCACATCAAAACCAGTTCGACAGGTTGGTCTTGAAGAGTGTAATTCTGTATCGTAACGTTGAACTGTAAATTGAAACTACCCAGCGACCCTGCCGCGTAAAACTCCTCTACAATAGGGATATCCTGTCCAAAACGCAAAGCAAGAATAGACCCCGAAGTAAGGACTTGTTGAAGACGAGTATCATAAAGACCACCAGCGGGAGGAAGGTATTTATTAGCATACCCTCGAAACTCCTGCCAAGTCTGGTTCGTGGTTTTCGCAGACATACGATACAAAGTATCCTGTGTAGCGTTCGCAAGGAGACCTGACTGGTTGTTCCAGTTGATAGAAATACCAGTAATGGGGAAGAAACAATCAGCATCACGGTTCGTCTGCTGGGACATCGGTTTTCTCGCACAAATCACCAACATATCGGGGACTTGATTTAACTGAATGTTGTTGCTTGAAAAAGGGAGTGTAGTGGGAACTAACTCATTCGTAGCATTCACCGCGGCAGCACCGATGTTCGTATTAAAGGTAGTCAAATAACGCGGGAAATCAACATAATCCACCACATTCTTCGAGGGCAAAATCTGGGAAGGATGGGGAGTGAGCATCTGGAAAATTAGTCGAGCACCCGTCACATTAACAATCGAAACGGCATAGTTAGCAATCGCCGCCTCACTCGCACCGCAACGCCACAAACGGGATGCCTGTGCGGATATGTTGAAAATGAAGTTCAAGTTGCTCACACCGTAGAGTGCCATCTGGTTCGCCGAGAGATTGGCGAAGTGAAAGGGAGACAAAAACAAGGGTTCGAGAGAAGTGAAACGAAGACGCACAACACGAAGAGTGCCATCACCGATAGTCTGTTGGTTTTTCACACCAGCACCAATAGCAGGTTGGGTCTGCTCCAAACTGTCGATACTGTAAGTGCCACGAGACACAAGAGAGTTATCGGCGGTCTGTGCCCAAGAACCGTTGCTGTTGTTGTTTGCCCCCAACTGGTCGCCATAA